CCAGCCATTGAACAGATTTTAAGAGATCAGTTCGGAATGGATATAAAATTTTTGAAAATTCGTTCACGCAAACGCGAAATTGTGTATATTCGCTATGCGATTGCAGCGATATTGCGCCGGCACACCGTTGGGAGTTTCTCTGAAATAGGAAAGTACCTGAACCTTGATCATTCGACTATCATATACGCTGAGAAGCAATGCAACATAGCAAAGCAAGGATACAACCGCGAGTTGATGCATAATTACAGTACATTCAAAGACCAATTAAAACAAATGGGGGTGATATGACAACCTACACCCTACTCGGCATAGACCGGTTTGTTAACACACGCACGTCGAAGCGCAGGTTCAAACCACAGACAGGACTGACTGATCAGCAGTTGAACAAGATTCGCGACAGGGAGAAGTCCCAGTTAATAAGGCAACATCCTGATGAGGATAAGAACAACATTGATATTTTGTTACTTTACAAAGAAGAAACCTACTAAAAACCAAAGCAAATGAACATTAAAGTTAAAATTGATGTAACTAAGATTGAAAAATCAGAGTTATACACAGGGCAAAAGGGTACTTACTTGAATGTTGTATTGATTGAACAAGCTAATGAATATTCAGATGGCTTTATAGTTCAGGAAATCAGTAAGGAGAGGCGCGACCGTGGGGAACGCGGTGCAATCTTAGGTAATTGGAATTATATTAAACCCAAACAACAGCCTGCAGCAGAGCAATCGTATCAGGCACAACCGGTAGTTGGGAGTGGGCAGGTAGGTGATGGGCTTCCTTTTTAGCCCTCACCGGTGAAGAATTGAAAATAATTTAACCACATTTCGTAAATACGTTGTATATTTGTCGTATTATGGCATACAAAACAGCAGAACTCGAAGCAAAGGCATTGGAAGTAATCAGCAAAGAAAAGCTGGTTTTTATTCATGAGGTTGCTACGTTTATGGGGATCAGTAAGCAAACATTTTACGATCATAAACTTGACGAATTAGACACTATAAAAGACGCACTAAGTAACAACAAAGAAACCATAAAAGCCGGACTGCGTAAAAAGTGGTATGATTCAGAAAACGCAACGGTGCAAATTGCTCTGTATAAGTTGATTGGCACTGATGATGAAAGCGACCGGATTAACTCACAGAAGAACAAAGTAGAGGTAGAAGGAGGTGTGCATGTAACTATTGAAAAGCATGTTACAGGTTAAATTACCAGCAGGTACAATATTCGACAAAACAGAAGCCGCCTGGAAGAACGGCAAAAAGGTAATAGTTCATAAGGGCGGCACAGGGTCAGGAAAAACATTTGACATAATGATTTTCCTGATTTTTTTTATAGCCTTACGCAATCCAAATTGGATCATAACAGTAGTCAGCGAATCAAAGCCACACCTTGACATAGGGGCGATTCGTATACTTAAATCCTTACTTGTAAAGGTAGGCATATTTTCAAATGATGAGTTTAACATATCTACCGGCAGATATACATTCAAGAACGGTTCTATTATTGAGTTCTTTAGTGCAGATCGTATTGACAAGGCGCTTGGAGCAAGACGTAACGTGCTATATGGTAATGAGATCAATAGCCTGAAGTTCGAAGTGTTTGACGAGTTGGCAAGACGTTCTGAATATGTTATTGCCGACTTTAACCCAACACAGCAATTTTGGCTGGAGAAGTTTATTGAATATTATGGTGATGTAGAACTGATCTTATCGAACTACAAAGACAATCCATTCCTACCAGAAACAGAACGAAACAGGATTATCAGACGTGCTGAATTAGATCACAACTTTAGGCGTATTCACATCGACTGTGAATATGGTAGCTATGAAGGGTTAGTATTTACTGAGTTCACTATTATTGACGAACTACCTAACATTGATTGCGTATATGGGTTAGACTGGGGGTTTACTAACGACCCAACAGCGATAATCAAGGTAGGGATAAAGGATAACGCTATATATCTTGATGAGTACTTGTACAGAACCGGCATGACTAATTCAGACCTAACGGCGATGATGGTAAGTTTAGGCATTAAACGAGGTTATGATGAGATATTCGCAGATTCAGCAGAACCGAAAAGCATAGAGGAAATTAAACGTGCAGGGTTCAACATTAAGCCAGCTATAAAAGGGGAGGATTCAATACGCAAGGGTATAGACTTCATGAAGCAAAACAAATTATATGTTACCAGTCGATCTGTAAACCTGATAAAAGAACTTCGTAACTATGCTTGGGTAATGGATAAAGAAGGCAATGCAACCAATAAACCGATGGATGCATTTAACCACGCTATTGATGCGTCCCGATATGCAATTAGTACCAAAATGGGGAAGCCTATAGTAGAAGATTACATTTTATAACTTTTTTTACCATTTTGGGAAAAGTTGTATTATATTTGTCCGCAATTGGGTTAACCCTTTGCAAACTACACCTACTTGTATGCTACAAAAAAACATTTTCGGAGATGTTAAGCAGTTGGAAAACTACTTAAACCGAATCATTTACTCGTTCATTGCAAAGGGCAACCCAGTTAACTTGCCCGCCAATTCAGAAACATTCGTAAATCAGGGCTACGCTGGAAATGTCAACATATACCCTATCATTCGTAAGATCGTACAGCCTGCAATCGGGGTAAAGTGGAAGGTAAAGGACTACGCAACTGATGAGGAGGTAGAAGATACAGACCTGAACTTGTTATTGAAAAATCCAAATCCGCGCCAATCCTTTAATGAATTTATTGACGAACTGATTACATGGCGATTGGTTACAGGCAATAATTATATTTATTGGATAGCACCTCTTAATGGCATAAACAAGGGCAAACCTGCTGAGTTATGGGCTTTTCCATCTGATAAGACTGAGATTATTGCCGGAGATATGTGGACACCTGTACAGGAATACAGGTTGCTTGTGGGTAATACAACTATAAAAATACCATCTAATAACGTCATACACGGAAGAACAACCAATTTAAAGTACGAATCTTCAGGGCAACAGCTTTATGGTATGTCGCCACTTGAGTGCGCGTTAAAAGTAATGACTGCCACGAATTACGCTTATGAAGGGCTATCAAAACAGTTCGAGAATGGCGGGCCTGATGTGATCGTAACAGGCGTAGACAAAGAATCAGACGAGTACACAGAGGAACAAAAGCAATCAGTATGGAGTTCGTTTACTAAGAGATTCTCAGGCAGTAAAAATAAAGGTAAATGGCTCATCAAGAAACGACCTGTTGAGGTTCACGAGATAGGCAAATCGCCTGTTGATCTGAATATCCTGGAGTTTGTTAAACTATCCCTACGCGACTACTGCAATATTTATAACGTGCCATCAGCATTGATGAATGATAATGAATACGCCACACAATCAGCCAATTCACGCGAATACATCAGGCAGTTATGGAATAACGCGGTAATCCCTGAACTTGAATACCTGAAAGATGATTTAAACAAGGTAGCAGCACAGTATAACAAAGCAGCCGGCACAACATTGAAGTTTGATTACTGTTTGGATGACATACCTGAATTGCAGGCCGACATAGCAACTCAGGCGGCTGCACTTGCTCAAGCGTGGTGGTTAACACCTGATGAGCGAAGGGAAGCAATGGGATTTGAAGAAACAGAACTACCCGAAATGCAGTTGTATTACATGCCGATGGGTTTAATACCAACAAGTGAGATGACAACACCGCCAAGTGATGAAGAAGTAAGCAAGTTCTACAATGGTAAGAATAGATATTGAACCGAGCGTACTACTGTTTCTCATCATGTGGGAGCAGTACCGTATGATTGAGTTAACCGGATTACACCTGAACTAATGTATAAGATCGCTAACATGGAACGCAAAAGGATGCCATACTACCGTAAGGCTCGATCACTCATGCGCTATGCGTTGCGATCATATACAAATGACCTTGTTGAACGGTTAAAGAAGTGTAGCACCGCGCAACAGATGAGAGTAGAGGCTGATAAGGTCGTCAAGTCCGATAAGATAGCGCTGGCAATGCGAGGCATCTATATCGATACAGGGCAATACTTTGCAAAGGAAACTATTAAGGTTCTGAAAAAGCAAAAAGCACTTGATCCATCAATGAGGGGTAATCTGACTGATGATTACTGGCTTAACTACATGGAACAGGTGTTTAGGTCAAAGCTGGCAAACAGGATAAAATGGATTACCGGCACAACGGAAGAAATATTTAAGGAAACGGTACGCAACATCACAGAGCAAGGATTACAGGAAGGGCTATCAGTCTATCATATGACCGAACAGATCCGTAAGGAGTTGAACATAACTGAGGTGTATCGTGCTGAACGTATCAGCAGGACAGAGGTAGCAGCAGCAAGTAATGAGGCATCAGTAGCCGGAGCTGAATCAGTAGGCATGGAGTTGAATAAGGTTTGGATAAGTTATATAGATGACCGCACGCGTGAAGATCATATAGAACTTGATGGTAAGGTCGTGGGCTTTGATGAGGACTTCATGCCTGGGCTGCCTTATCCTTGTGCTGTTGGCGGTTCATCTGATCAGGTCATTAACTGCCGGTGCACAATAGGCTATGAAGAAAAAGACAATAGTATAAATATTGGGAGGTTTTAAAATGGAAACAAAAGTATTATTCAAGGACTTACCTAATCTTGGTTATATCAAAGATGTTGATATGAACAAGAGGTATGTTACCGGCTACCTTTCAACATGGGGAGAATTGGCTAATGGAACTATAGAGGTTGATAGTGATGGTGATGTAATGCAGAAAGGAGCATTCACAAAAACAATAGCCATGAACGGCCCAAATGCGGCTAACAGGATATGGCACTTGTTTAATCATAGCCACGCACACCCGATTAATAAATTTGCTCAACTTTTTGAGGATGAAATCGGATTAGGATATGGTACAAAATTTCCTGATACTAAATGGGCTACTGATATACTTGTATTGCATCAAGAAAAGGCTATTACTGAACACTCAATAGGGTTCAATATCATTCAATCAAGACAAGAGCGCACACAGGACAATAAATCCTACCAAGTTATTCAGGAAGTGCGTTTATGGGAAGGATCTTCCGTGTTATGGGGAGCAAATCAATACACCCCAACAACAGGCATAAAGATGGAGGAAATGGAAATTAAGACTAAGGTACTTGATTCACTCCTACACAACGGCAATCTATCCGATGAAATGTTTATGCAGATAGAACAAC